GGTATCTTAGATAAGTTATCGTATGAATCTTTAGAAAGATTGACGTATGGCACAGATAAAGTTAAACAATGATTTCCCGATCGACATAGCAACAGCCCATAGCCGTATGGCAAAGAAGTGGAAGAACAAAGCGACCACATGGGCGAAGTTGGTAGAACGATGCAGCGAAACGAAGCGAACAACGGAAAGCGTAAGCGAGTACGCCAAGATGAGCCGGGAAGAACAAAGCAGTATCAAGGACGTGGGCGGCTTTGTCGGTGGCTACCTATCGGGAGGAACACGAAAAACCGCTAACGTGATGTGGCGAAGTATTGCCACGCTTGATATTGATTACGGTACACCCGACCTTTGGGATGAGTTCACGTTAAACTTTGACTTTGCGGCGATGCTATACAGCACACACAAGCACACGTCGGAAAACCCACGCTTTCGTTTGGTGTTCCCATTGAGCCGTCAGGTACGCCCAGATGAGTACGAGCCACTTTGCAGGATGATAGCAAGCAAACTTAATATTGAGGTGTTCGACGATACCACCTATCAGTTAGCGAGATTGTTTTATTATCCATCTACGTGCAGAGACGGCGAATATGTGTTTGAGTACCAAGACGGCAAGGCGTGCAACGTTGATGAATTTCTAAAGCAGTACCACGACTATAAAGATGTGGCACTTTGGCCAGTATCGAGCCGAGAGGGTGACATCATCGTACACGAATTGAAAAAGGTAGGTGATCCGACCGAAAAGCCCGGCTTAATTGGTGCTTTTTGCCGTGCCTATTCAATAGAGGATGCAATCGACACGTTTCTACCTGATGTGTACGAGAAGACCGCCCACGATGGGCGATATACCTATATTAATGGTAGCGTGGCGGCAGGTTTGGTTTGCTATGAGGGTAAGTTTGCATACAGTAACCACGAAACAGACCCGGCGAGTAAGCAGCTTTGCAACGCTTTCGACCTTTGCCGAATACATTTATTTGGTGTGCAGGATGAGGGCACGAAGATAACAGATAACACACGTTTGCCGTCGTACCTGAAAATGCAGGATTTCGTAGCCAAGGACAAAAAAGTAAGAATCTTACTTACTAAGGAACGACAGGGCCAGGCCGATGATGATTTTGCCGACATCGAAACAGAGGAAGCCGGAGACAGCGCAGTATCTGAAAATACAGATAAGTGGATGGCTGAATTAGACTTTGACAAGAAAGGCAGCATCAAATCAACAGCAAGCAATATTATTGCTATACTGGAGAACGACCCAAGGTTGAAAAACCACATATGGCAAAATCTGTTTAATGGGTTTAACTACATAACAGGTGGTTTGCCGTGGAACGCCGAGGCGACACAGTGGGGTAATACTGATGATGCAAATCTAAGGATATACTTAGATGAGAAGTACGGAGTAACAGGAAAGGACAAAATCAAAGACGCTTTGGTGGCAGTCGTTACACGTCACAGAGTACACCCAATACGTGATTACCTCAATAGTCTTACATGGGACGGCGTGCCACGTTTAGACCGCCTGATTATCGACTACGTAGGTGCAGAAGACAATGAGCTAAACAGAGCTATGACACGTAAGCACTTTACGGCGGCAGTAGCCCGAGTAATGAACCCAGGGTGCAAGTATGATTATTGCCTGATTATCGCCGGAGCCGAGGGTATCGGTAAATCGACGCTTTTCAATGTGATGGGCGGCGATTGGTTTAGCGATAGTTTGGTAACAATGGAGGGTACAAAAGGCATGGAGCAAGCCCGGAACGGTTGGGTTATCGAATTACCGGAGTTGGGCAGTATCAAGCGATCAGACGTTGAGCAGGTGAAAGCCTACATAAGCCGTCAGAATGATATGTACCGCCCGGCATACGGCAGCGTGATGGAATCCCACCCGAGACAATGCGTTTTTTGCGGTACGACCAACGAAACATATTTCTTAAAGGGTGAGACCGGAAACCGCCGCTTTTGGGTAATGAGTGTAAACCCAGAGCTACGTAAGCATGGAGACCCACGCCAAGCGATCGAGGCAGACCGTAACCAGTTATGGGCCGAAGCCGTGCAACGCTATAAAGACGGCGAAAAGTTGTATCTTAGTGAGGCTTTGGAAGCGGAAGCCCGAAAGCGTCAGGGTGAGTTCAACGATAATCAGGAAGACCCATTACCGGGAATGATACAGGCATACTTAGATATGAAGTTGCCGACCGACTGGAGTACATGGGACTTAAACCGCCGACGTGCCTACATTAAGAACCCCGACCCACTGGATGAGACAGGAACGGAAACACGTAACAAAGTATGTGCCGCCGAATTTCTCAGCGAGGTTTTGGGGCGTGATGTTGGCGGCAAAGATTATAAGTATGAAGCCCGAAAGGTTAATAAAGTCTTAGACGAATTAGGTTGGCAAAAACGCCCTACTTTGACGTTTCCGATATATGGCAAGCAAAGGGCATTTGTCAGACCAATAGAGGAAGACGATAGCGACCTTTAAGAGCAACAAAGCAGAATGTTGCTACAATGTTGCTCTAAGGCTGAATTTGAAAACGACAATCGTAAAAGGAGCAACAACAACAAAAAGAAAAATACTTTGTTGCTTACTTTGTTGCTTTCTAAAATACTGATAATCAATATGTAACTATATATAGCAACAATAACAACATAAAAAGTAATATAAGATGTAGTATATAGTTATGTACTATAAAATACCTATATATAGGGTATTAAGTATATCTATATAGAATGTTGAAAATAGAATGTTGCTCTAAGGAGTAAGGAAATATGAAGAAATTAGAAGCAATAACACGCCACGCCGAGGTATCGGAAAAGGCGATAGAAAAATATTTGGTGCAAGAGGTGAAAGCCATTGGCGGCATTTGCCTCAAATACTCAAATGCAAACATGGTGGGTTATCCTGATAGAGTGATATGCCTACATGGTGGTAAGGTTGTTTGGGTGGAGTTGAAAAGTAAAGGCAAGAAGCCAACGAAGATACAAACCATAAGACAAAATGAGTTGGTAAGCATGGGTCACGAAGTCTATACAATCGACAACAAACAGACGATCGACGAATTAATTAAAGTTTGGAGGGCAGAGCAATGAAGTACAGACCATACGAATATCAGAAAACGGCAATGCAGTGGATATTGGACCACCCACGATGCGGTTTGTTTCTGGATATGGGTTTAGGTAAGACGGTATCGACCTTAACAGCAGTACAACAGCTAATGGACGATTGCGAGGTTAGCCGTACTTTGGTGGTAGCACCGAAAAAGGTAGCCGAAACAACATGGACTACCGAGGCAGAAAAGTGGGATCATTTGCAAAGCCTGAAAGTGGCAAAGGTGATGGGCACAGAGAAGCAGCGTAATTTGGCGTTGGCATCTAAAGCGGACATCTACGTTATTGGGCGCGATAGTTTTGTTTGGTTAGTTGGAAAGTACGGCGGTCAGTTGCCATTTGATGTGTTGGTGATTGATGAGCTAACGAGTTTCAAATCTTCTAAGTCAAACCGATTTAAGGCGATGCGTACAGCCATACCAACGGTTAATCGAGTTATCGGACTTACAGGAACGCCAGCACCTAACGGACTGATAGACCTATGGGCACAAATGTACTGCATAGACATGGGCGAACGTTTTGGCAAGAGCGTAACAAAGTATCGTGAAACTTATTTTGAGACCCATAAGTGGAACAACGTAATAGTACGTTGCGACATCAAAAAGGGATGTGAGGACGTTATCAAAAATAAGATTTCTGATATTTGTCTATCAATGCAAGCAAAGGACTATTTGCAGTTGCCGGACATGATTACCCACGAAACCAAACTTACTTTGTCGCCAAAGGTGATGGAGGCATACAACAAGTTTGAGAAAGAAAAGGTTTTGGAGTTTACCGAATTGCATACCGGGGAAAATGCCAATATCTTAGCAAATAGTGCCGCCGGGCTGATGAATAAGTTAAGCCAGTTTGCCAACGGTGCAATATACGATGAGGCTAAAGACGTACACGAAATACACGATGAGAAGTTAGATAAGTTAGCCGAGATCGTGGAAGCTGCAAACGGCAATCATGTGTTAGTCTTCTATCAGTTTAAGCATGATGTAACACGTATCACCAAGAAACTGAAAGGCTATACCGTCAAGTCATACGAGGGTGAAAAGGAGTTGAGAGAGTGGAACGCCGGAAAGATAGACGTACTATTGGCCCACCCGATGAGCACGGCGTTTGGCTTGAATATGCAGCAAGGTGGGCACTATATCGTATGGTTTGGCACAGGTTGGAATCTGGAATTATACCAACAAGCCAACGCACGATTACACCGACAGGGACAGCAGTACCCAGTACAGGTGTATAAGTTGATTTGTGCCAACACCGTAGATGAAAGAGCCAACACGGCATTAAGTGGTAAGCAGGGCGTACAGCAATCTTTGTTGGATGGCCTCAACTATCTTGTAAGGAAGTATCATGCAACAATAACTATCAAAGATGAATATTAGAATATGGCAAAGGATAAAGACTATATAAGGCTGATACATACGGCCAAGTGGCTACGATTGAGACGTGACAAACTCAACGATACACCACTATGTGAGAGGTGCGAGGAATTAGGCAGAGTGGCAGCAGCCACCGAGGTACACCACGTTATCCCGGTTGAGGATGGACTAACGAGGCAGGAAAAAGAACGCCTGATGTTTGATTACTTTAACCTCAAAGCCCTATGCCACAAGTGCCACGTTAAGGTACATACGGATATGGGCAGGTGTGGCAAAGTTCAAGCAAAGAACCGAGCCAAAGAGCACCTGAAAAGATTTGTGAATAAATTTTTGAAATGAGGTTGCAAGGTGAGACCCGGGGGCCTATTTTTTAAATGGGGTACACCCCCGGTTAAACCTCACCAACCCCCTTTTCCACACGTGAGCCGATTTTTAGGCCGTGGGGGATTTTGCCCAGATGCAAAGCCCCGGCATATTTGGCACGATATAAAAACGCCCACGTGTGTAGGTTAATATTAAAAATCAAGATTTATGAAGTTTGGAAACCAAGATGGCACAGGCTTTGGATTTGGCAGCTTTGGCGCAGGTCAGACCCAAGCCCCCCCACCCGATGAGGTGGAGCCGGAAGAAACCACAGCCGAGACAACCGCCCAGGCAAAGCGAGCGCATAGACGTACAAAGGAGTGTACCGAGTTATCGCAACGCTACGAGTACCGCCGGGCATTTAGCGAGGTCAAGTTATTGGAGGCAATGCAGTACGTTAAGTTGCAAGACCATACCACCTACAATTTTATCACCGCCGGGGACGTGGATAGCCTTAGTTACCTGAAAGTGGTGCTTAATCAGCACGACTTAGACTATTGTTTGTTATCTACATGGTGCATGGCGGCAGAGGATATTTTGCAGGTACGGCAATGGTACGAGCAAGGGCGCATTAAGAAACTTGATATGTATTTGGGCGAGATATTCCCGGGCAGCTATAAGATTGAGTGGCAGATGGTGCAAAAGTTCTATCAGGAACACCCAGAGGCAGGACGTGCCGCAGTATTCAAGAACCACAGCAAGATATACGCAGGGTGCAACTACGATGAGGGCTTTTATTTCGGCATACAGACAAGCGCAAACATTAACACTAACCCAAGAACGGAGCAGGGAAGTATAACAGTTGATAAGGGACTGTTTGAGTTTTACAAAGACTACTTCGACGGCATCCGCTCATTTGAAAAGTAACGCAGCATGGAAGAAAAGAAACAAAAGTTTTTGGAGGCTTTGGCGCAGGGCTACGGCATCATAGCCACTGCGTGCGAGGCGATAGGCATAGGGCGCAGTACTTATTACCGATGGTATAACGCCGACCCAGAGTTTAAGGAGAAAGTGGACGAGATCACCGAGACGCAGGTAGATTTTGTTGAAAGCAAGTTGATGCAGTCGATAAACGCAAACGACACAACGGCTATTATCTTCTATTTGAAGACAAAGGGCAAGAAGCGAGGTTACAGTGACAAGGCGCAGCCAAAGACCGCCGACCCATTGCCAGTTAGCCAGACTTTGCCGGAGCCATCCACCGAGGAAGACAACAAGAAGATAGCCGCCAAGATTAAGAGCAAAAAAGCGTATATCGTTAAGTTGTTGAAGAAGCAAGGCAAATATACCGCCGAACTTACATACCAAGTGGATATTACGGCTAAGTTGTTGGTACGTGCCGACATTTTGGGCGATGAGATCATGGCAGACGGACACCAGGCCGTAAACGTGGAGTACAGCCGAGAGGGCAACGAGCGCAAGACGATCGACCCGAAAGAAAAGCTATATATCGAGTTGTTGCAGCAGGGACAGAAAGCGTTAAGGGCTTTGGGCATGAACACCGAGAGCAAGGAACGAAAGAGCGACAACGATAGTTTTAACGACTTTATGGCAGCGATGCAGGAGGGCGACGAATGACAGAGGAAGAAAAAGAAAGATTTCGACAACTGAAAGCCGAGGTATCGGAGCAGTTGCGGCAGGGGCGCAGTACATACGCCGACCGTTACCGCCGTGCGCTTATTGAAACAGATAAGCGTATCGGCGATTATGTGTTTGGAGTGATAGACCACCCGGACGCACACAACCTGTATGAGATATTGGGAGTAAGACGCTTTTTGCAGTTGCTTGATAAGTACGATTGGAAGCCAAAGCGAGTAAAGCGTTTTTTCAGGTTTTACGAGGCTTTGCGGTTTAGTGGCATCCGAGGGCGCACACGCTATAAGCTAACCCCGGTACAGGCCTACCAGTTTGCCAATATCTATGGCTTTGCCCGAGACGATGGGCGCAGACTGATACGTACCGCCTACCTATTCGTGCCCCGAAAGTTCAGTAAAACGACATCGTGCGCAGCTTTGGCGGTTTATGATATGCTTTTCGGTGATAACAACGCCCAGGCATACGTAGGCGCAAATAGCTACGATCAGGCGAAAATCTGTTTTGATGAGATACGAAACATCATGTTTGATATTGACCCAAAGGAAAAGCACTTTAGGGTTAATCGTGAAAAGATTACTTTCAAAGATCGTGGACGTGATAGTCTCATACAATGTTTGACGGCCAACGCCAAAACCAAAGATGGTTTGTTTGCCTCATTGGTGATAATGGACGAGTACGCCCAAGCCCGAAACACGGCAGGCAAGAACGGCGCAGACCTCAAAAACGTATTGACAACATCAATGGGGCCAAGGCGTGAGCCGCTAACTATCATTATCACAACGGCAAGCGATGTGGTAGATGGCCCATTTGCCCACGAACTTGACGGAGTGATGGCAGTACTACGAGGCGAAGCGGAAAGCGACACCATGTTTGCATCTATCTTCATGCCTGATGTGGACGATGCAGAGGACAGCCCGGAGACGTGGGCAAAGGTTCAGCCACATTTGGGTATCACGGTGCAACCGGACTACTACGAAAATGAGTACCAGACCGCCCAGTTATCAGCCGAAAATATGTTGGCTTTTCGCACGAAATTGCTTAATATTTTCACGATAAACGACGAAAAAACGTGGTTTACCCACGAAAAGGCAAAAGAATTATTGGGCAATTTCTGTATAGATCAGGTGCAGGGCCGCCCAGATTGTGCCGTGGCGTTTGATTTGTCGGTGCATGATGATTTCAGCGCAGTATCTTATACCGTGTACCTATCGGGCAATAAGAAGTTTTACACGCATACTGATTACTATTTCCCGGAGGGAGCGTTAAAAGGGCATCCCAACGAGCAGCTTTATAGATTTTGGAACGAAAAAGGGTATCTTATTTTCTGCAAAGGGCAGAAGATAGACACGGCGATGATTACCGAGGATATATTACGACGCAGTAAGTTGGTTAATATTATCCGTATTGGCTACGATGCTTACAAGGCGCAGGAGCTAACGAGTATCTTAAAGTCAGTTGGAGCGAGGAACGTGCTAACCCCATTTAGTCAGACCTACGGAAACTTTAACCTACCAGTCGAAAGTTTTGAGATGCTTGCATGGAGTGACCCGGTAAAGATAGAGTTTAACGACAACCCTATTAACGCTTTCTGTTTGGAGAATTGCGTGATAGATACCGACAATCTGGAGAACAAAAAGCCGCTCAAAGTGTCACAATACCGCAAGATAGATGGGGCGATAACGCTTTTAATGACGTTAGGGCTACTTTATACCTACGAGAGGTAAAACTATACGGAAAAGTGGCGAAATGCCGCCAAAACGCCCAAAAACGGCATTATTGACGATATTTCGCCACTGATTACAGAAGCCATTACTATAGCTCAACATCGGCTGAATCATCGGTGGAGCCGCCGACGTCCGACATATTGCCGCCGCTGGTGTCGCCGTCACCTGACGAATTGCCGCCATTGGTGTTGCTACCCTCATCGTGGGTACCGGCAGTCTCGCCGCCATCGTCGCCGCCACCATCATACTTGCCAGCCTCACGGAACTTGGCATCTTTGTAGAGGTCAGCGGCACGGAAACGTTTGCCGAGATAGAGGTTAAGGCGCACAGCCTTGATGTTGTCGGCGGTAAACTCCTTGGCGGTGGTAGCCGCTGAGGTTTCCAGGCCAATGCGGAAGATGCCGAGGTCGTCGAGGCGTACCGCCTTGCCTTCCAGCAGCAGCTCACGCATACAAATCTGCATCTCGATCAGCACGCCGCGGATTGTGGACTCACCGAACACGCAGTGATGGTTTGCCATGTGCTTTACGAATTCCTCAAACTCCATAAGTTCGGTAACGGCACGGCCGTACCACTTGTTTTTGGTTACGCCCGTCTGATTGCTTTTGTACTTCTTGTAACGTATCATACTTTTTGCGTTTAAAAGGTTGTTTGGCACTATTGCCGCCACAAAGATAGCAGCCATTTTTGGCAAGAATCCGGATGCGTGCCGTTGTGTCCTGTTACCGTCTGTTGTAGGCAGCGATTAATTGTATTTTCACGTTTGTTTTCCTTACTTTTGCACCCATGGAACAGAACAAAGATAATTTCAAGATAAGGGAGTACGGCCGCATGGAACTTGCGGCAAAGTACTGTAATTGCATCATGCCCGAATCGGCGTGGAAGAAATTCCGCCGATGGATGCACCTATACCCCGGGCTTATGGAGCAGCTTGCCGCCATTGGTTACACAGAGCGCAGCCGCAGTTTTACACCGGCACAAGTGCGCCTGATAGTGGATGCCCTGGGTGAGCCGTGAGATTATCGGTACGGTTATCGTCGGTTTGCCGTATGGAAATCGTCGTTTTCCGTACCGATAATTTGGCGTTTTTGGTGAATTTTGGGTAAATTTGCCCCGATTTGTGTTAAAATACCATATAAGTAAGTAACTAACCAAGCGAAAAAGCCGATATTTCGGAGAAAAGCGTTATCTTTGCACAATTAAATTGAAATTGCGCATATCAAATGCGTAATACAGCCGTCTTTATAGGCGGTCTATCTTATTAAATAATTATGGCAAATCAGTATTATAACGAATTAATCCGTACAGCCAAGCCTACAAAACGTGCACGTATGAAGTACGACAACGGCGAGAGCGCAGGATTACACACCCGAGGCAATGTACTTTTGGGTGTAAGTCGCTTTTTGACTTCTTTGAAGCCAAGATTTGTTGATACGCTTGTGATGAAACTACTGTTTTAATGGATAAAAATGAAAAGTTAGAGCTGCTTTACAAGGGGCAGCAGGAAATTTATGAACTATACAACAATGACATAAGGGACGCTATAATCTTTATGGAATCCGAGTACCACAAATTCCCGGTGCCGTTCCTTAATGAGATTAGGGCGGCGCAGGATCATTTGGCGCGATGCCTGAGTTACCCATTGGAAGCCCCCGACTGGGAGGTATATGTATCTGGACAACTTAAAAAGGCAAAGGGGCATTATGACCGTTGCCTATTGGATTGTTACAAATACATTTGGTATAGATATGGCAGCCATTTGTCACGCACGCACCTCATACCAAAGATATTCGGCAAATTGCAGGATATTGACAACGGCGAGTTTTACAAGGAATACAAGCGGTTGCATAAGTTGGCAAAAGATAGCAATAAAAAAGCGAGAAAAACGGAGACCAAGGATAAGGAAGAAGCGAAAAACCTATTTAGGGACGCTATAGGTTATTTAAAACAGATGGATAATCTGTTTGAAGATAACTACGATAAAATCAGTTGGTCGGTCAGAAAGGGCGTTTTACTAAAGGCTCTTTATGCTTTGGGTTGGATCATCAGTTTTATTTTGATGTTCATCAGAAATGCGAACCCGATAAAATCAGTGGCAAATTATATTTTAGGTTGGTTCGGAATCAACTTCTAACAAACAAACCCCGATAGGTTCAATCACTTATCGGGGTTTGTTTATTTGCGTATCTTCTTTTTGCCGTTCTGAATGATGATGCCCTTTGTTGTGTCGGTGGCGGTCATGCCATCGAGGGTGTAGGCTTTACCGCTTGCCTTTGCGTCAGCCTTGACAGAGGAAACAGACGAAGCGGATTGCTTCTTTAGGTACAAAGTACCGTTACCACTTAGAGTTTGCAGTATCATTTCGCCATTAGCAAATTTGGAAACAACAAAATTTATGGTAGTAACATCACCTTGTCTTGTTTCGCCAGAATCATACGACTGATTGGAAAGTATATGCAATATGTATCTTTCGGAAGTATGGCTAACCCAATAACCGCCATACTGCTGATAATCGTAGCTGTCGCCAGCGTATTCCCACTTTATTACGGATGCCTGGTTGTCGTTGAAAGTAAAGCCTACAGGTTTGCGGTAGCTATTGTTGTAGATGGGCAAACGTCCGGTAAATATTCCATCGCCGCTAACGTATTCCCATGTGCCCAACAATTCCACTTCGTCTAAGTTTTCAACCTGGGCCTTTGCCGACATTCCGAGGGCAAGAAAGGCAAGTGCTATAAGTAATTGTTTCATGCTTATTATACTTAAAATTTGTAATTTGAATGCAAAAATACAAAAATTTGGTATAAGTAAGTAACTTTTTACCGAAAATCTTTGGTGCTTTAAACTTTTTTATGTATCTTTGCAGTGCTTAAAATTCAAATGCGGTACAGATGTTGCCGCCGTTCACCGTAACGTAGCGGCTATTTTTGTATCCATACCATAATAAAATTAATAGGATATTTCTATATAAAGAGATAGCCGTGCCGTGTCGGGTAGCAGAAATGCCCCGGAGGTGTTCGCATTTGAAGCCTTAGCAACACGTAGCACGGCCTTTTTTTGCTAAAATACAAATGCGATGTCAAGTAACGTATCAGATCAAAATCCTGTAGAGCAGGTAGCGGAAGTGGTGCAGGTTGCACCCACCGAAAAAGAGTTAAGTTTGGTAGCAGTAGAAAACGAGCACGCCGTTACTACATCTATGAGAGTAGCGGAGGTTTTCGGAAAGGAGCACTACAACGTAATGAAAGCAATTAAGTCATTGGATTGCAGCGAAGAATTTAGAGCCGTCAATTTTAACGCTTCTAAAATCGACTACCAAAATGGCAACATCAAAAAGCAGTTGCCAATGTATTACATTACCCGTGATGGCTTCATGTTTCTTGTTATGGGTTTTACCGGAAAGACGGCAGCTAAGTGGAAAGAGGCTTACATCAAGGCGTTCAACGAAATGGAGGCTAAGATAAGAGCCGAGCAGATGGCGAAAGCCATTGAGGAGCACGACAGAAAGGAAGCCGAGGAGTACGAGAAACTTCTGGAGCGTGAGGAACGAGAGGAGGCGGCGATAGATGCACGCGTGGCAGCTATGTCGCCAGCCAAGAGCAGAAAGCGCCAGGCAGAGCCACAGACGACCGAGCAGCGAACCACAACAGCAGAGGACGGCATCATCATTGAGGACTACAACGGCAGACGTGTGGTTTCGTCGCTAACACTCGCAAAGCTGCAAGGGCGTGAACACCGCTATGTTTGTGAGAGCATCCAGCGTATGAAAAAATATTTCGTGCGCCCTGGTAGTGTCATTTTCAGATGTGGCAGAACGGTAAACCGAGGCTTTGGCAAGGGCTACGAAAGCCCGACGGGTGTAGTGTACTACATTACGGCAGAGGCTTTCAAAGTGATGTGCAAGCATTGTACGACCATAGACAAGGACATGCAGAGTGAGGTCCGCAAGGCTTTTCGCAGAGCACAGGGGCCAAAGAACCACGGCAAGCCTGTAGCGACAACCCAAGCACCACAGCAGACCAAGCCAAAGGCCCCTACCACCCCACCGGCACCGACCGAGACGGCAAAGCCTCAGCAGGGCAAGCCGACGGCGGCAATGATGCCACAGACCCCAACCGACCTTATGCAGCGTTTTGTAAAGGCCGTGGGCGTGATGATGGGAATGGATACAGACAATTTAATGAACTTAATGAATAAAGGAGAATAAGATATGATAGTTACAGATAAGAAGCACAAGGATACTATTACAGTAAGTAGCAACGTGAACACCGATGCAGAGGATTTAAAGAAGAACATCGCCGAGGTGTACGATTTCATTAACGACCTTATGGCAGGTTTGCCGGAGGACGTGAAGGTAAGCGCGAGCAAGGTGCGAAGCGTGCAGGGCACGTTGGAGTATCTTATGAACTATTGTTGGATTGAGGACGCGGAGGAGTAAAACAAGGGAGGACACAGATATGAGATACAAGAAGCCTAAGAAAGTTACAAGTTTGGTGATAACAGACCGTGACGGAATGCCGGTATATAATGCCGACACGTTCCGTGATGCGATCCGGCAGACACGCGACTACGTGAAATGGTTGCTGGAGGAACTGCCACCCGACTACGAGTTGAGAATACACGGTTTACTTGATGCCATGTATCCGCTTGAATGGCTCACCGAGGATGCCGTTATAAAGACGGTGACCAACAAGCCATAGGGGCACGATCCCGACATTACCAAAACTCACATACATAGCCGCTGCATCGTAATGGTGTAGCGGCTTATTTCGTTAAATGATATTAATATCAATAACATTTCACTCTATTTATTTTGATATTCAAATAAATATCATTATCTTTGCATCGTGAAATTTAATTAAGCAAAAGACAAAATGAAGTACAACGAACTTGAAAGACTGGTAAAGAAAGCCGGGTGTTACGACACAGGCGAGACAGAGGCGGGGCATCCGCTATGGATAAACCCCAAGACGGGAGTAAGGTTTCCAATGAGCCACCACCATTCGCAGGAAGTGGCAACCGGAACGTTACGGAGCATCAAGAGGGCGGCAGGGCTTATTTAAGCCCCCGTCTTTTACAAAACAGATTTATAAACAGAACATTAAGGAGATACAACAATGAGACAGGTTAAGGCAGTTATCGAAAGAGCAAGCGACGGAACGTATAGCATTTACAGCGATGCCGATGATTTGGGTTATCTGGTAACAGGTACAGGCAAGAGCGTGGAAGAGGCCAAACGTTATTTCGAAGGTGGCTATGAGGATATAAAGAAATCGTATGCACGGCATAATGAGCCATTTGAAGAAGTAGAAATGTGCTATTGCTATGATATGGCGTCATTTCTTGCCTATTACTCAAAGGTGCTTTCTTTGGCGGGTTTGTCACGTCTGACGGGTGTAAACCCACAGCAGCTTAGCCACTACGTTACAGGGCGTCGCAATCCGTCGCCAAAGACCGTAAAGAAGATTATGGACTCTATCCACGCTTTTGGCAAGGATCTAAGCACAGTGCAGTTTGCTTAATATTGAATTTCACACGCTACGTTTTCAAGTTCACTTTATATAAACGCCGTTAGGGCGTTATCTTTAGCCGTGTCGGGTTAACGCCCGATGCGGCTTTTTTGTGCCTTTTAGCCTAACAGCCAAAAACTATTTTCTTAAAAAACTAATAATTTCACCACGTTGCACCAACGTGCGCCACGATGCGCCCAACGGCATTTGGATTTTGCAAAATACGATTGTATTTTTGTAGCGGCTCATTAGCCGTTTGGCGTGAAGGCCTCGGATATTTTACTCATAATTAAAGGACAGAACACCGCCGGAGCGAAAACAGTAAGATAGTTGACAGCATTCAAATTGCCGTAGCTTTGGCGGTTTAGTATGAAACGACGGATGGTAACATTTTGGAACAGTATAAAACGATTTTTCAGCCGTGAGGCAACAGGTGCTGACACAGCCGACACCGCGCGCCCCACCACCGTAAGGACTGGTGGCGGTGTGGCGGTGTTTTCAGCCTGGGGCGGTGATGCCATGACGGTTGCAGCGGTATATCGGTGCGTGACGCTTCTAAGCGAGAGCGTGGCGAGCCTACGTTTGCAGTACATGCGGTACAGGGATGGACGCTATCAGGAAGACACGGCAAGTGATCTGCATTATCTTCTGACCGTGCAGCCTCAACCCGAAATGTCGGCGTTTGACTTCTGGACGATGGCGGTGCGCCTGATGCTCATTGAGGGAAATGCCTACATCTACCCACGCTATGTACTGGGAGAGTTGACCGACTTAGTGCTTTGCCGACCTCACACCGTGACCCACGACCCACTGAACAGCCGTTACTACATAGCCGATGCCTATAATGGAGTGTTCGGCACATTCGAGGAAAAGGACATCATACACCTTTACTTGCATTCCTCAGACGGGCGCAGGGGCGAAAGCGTGTTGACCCACGCAAGGCGCACGATGGATATTGCCACGGCAGGAGATGCGGAGACGGAGAACCGGTTTACCAATGGCGGCAGTGTTCGCGGCATTATCAGCAACGACAAGACTACTACGGGATTTGGCGAGTACCAGGACAAGGAACTGGAGAAGACAGCCGAAAGCGTGGATAGCCGTTTCAGCCGGGGCGAGCGCATAGTAAGTTTGCCGGGGCAGGTGGACTTTAAGCAAATTTCGCTTTCTTCCACGGATATGCAGTTTTTGGAGAGCCGAAAGTTTACGGTGCGCGAGATATGCCGTTTCTTTGGCGTTCACCCGTCTTTCGTGTTCGATGATACGAGCAGCAACTACAAAAGTGCCGAAATGGCAAACGTGGCTTTTCTTTCCAACACGCTTAACCCGATATTGAAGCGTATAGAATGCGAACTGACCCGAAAGCTGATACCGCGCGCTTTGTGCTGCAAACGCCGTTTTCTGTTTGACCGCCGGGGTATTTACTCAATGGATTTGCAGTCACTCGCCGATTATCAGAAAAAGACGATCGAGAGCGGCATTTACACCGTGAACGATTGGCGCAGGATGGAAAACCAACCTACCATCGACGGAGGCGATACGGTTTATCTTTCTACCAATCTTGCACCGCTGGGCAGTGAAAAGCTATCGGGCACAGCTGCAAAGGGAAATGACAACAACGATAAAAACAACGGAGAATGAAAAAGAAAAGAACAATAGCTATTGTGTCGGGGCTTCGCATTCGTGAGGCTACCGACGGAGCGGAAAGCCGCACGATTGAGGGCTATGCACTGAAGTTCGGTGTACGTAGCCGCCTTTTATGTGATTGGTGGAACAACTATTACGAGGTACTGGAACCTGGGTGTGTGACACGCGAGATGCTGGATAAGCAGGACATCAAACTCACGATGTTCCACGACCGCCAGTTGGTTTTGGCACGAAGCAACAAGGGTAATGGCACTTTAAGCTACGAGGTTGACAAGGTGGGCGTGAAGTTCTGGGCAGAAATGCCGCACACGGTTGACGGCGACAAGGCTTTGGAACTGGTAAGCCGTGGTGATATTGCCGGGTGCTCATTCATCTATTCCACCGATGAGGGCGACAGCGAGAACGCCGTGAGCTACGAGCGTCTGGACGAGAAAGGCGACGATGGCGAGGATATTCTTTTGCGCCACGTGAAGCGTATTGACAACGTTTACGACTTTACCATTACCACCGACCCAGCCTACGAGCAGACAGACGTAAGCAAACGTGAGGTGGAAGCGGCAGGCATCAAGTTTGAGCAGCAGCCGAAGCCCAAGCAGATAGACGAGAGCAAGAAGCGTGAACGTATCAATGAGGTGCGCGAGCGCATAGCAAGTGTTGGCCGCAATCTGTAGAGGCGGCTTCTATATATGTTTTTTAGTTACTAATTTTAATCATTGACAAATGAAAAAAGGAAAGTTTAATTTTCGTGAAGCCTACGAGCGCATGGACGTAATCAAAAACCGCCTCGCAGAAATGGCGCAGGGCCTGGAGAACGACAAGGAGCGCGAAGACTTCACCGATGCGGAAAAGGGAGAGCGTAAAGCCCTTTACCGTGAAATGGACATCCTCGAAATGAAGATCAAGGCGGCTACCCCTACGTTAGAGGTTATGCGCCGTGAGGACATCGAGGAAGTAAACAAGCAGATGCGTGAGTGCGTCAAGACCGGACAGCGTTTTGAGTTGAAGATCAGCCGCGCCGTGGCTTCTGACTTCGGCGGCAACACTTCGGGTTATCTCAACCCTGGCAGTTCTACCAATCCGTCACCGGTCACCATGGGCGACATCGTAGAACCATTGTATGCAAAGACCATTCTTTCAGCAATCGGTTCGCCATTGCTCACCGGACTGAAAGGCAACTATCAGTGGCCTGTAATCGAGACATTCGCCGCTACCATCAATGATGAGGGCGTGGAACTGGGTGATACCAAAATCGAGGCAAGCAAGCTTTTGGCAAAGCCTGAGCGTATCGGTGTGGCCGTGCCTATCACACGTGAAGCACTCAACGAGACCGACGACCTTTTGCAGCTTGTATGTACCCAGTATATGCCAGTTGCGGCAGCCGCCCTTATGAACAAAATCATGTTCAGCACCGTAAAGGTGGAAAAGGCTACAAATCTTGTAGGCCCATTCGTCAACCTCAAGGCAGCTAACAAGAAGACTTATAAGGGTGAAGCACCTACCCTCGCCGAGCTTCTTGCACTCAAGGGCATTGTTTTGGGTGCCAACATCATGCCGGAGGGACTTTGCTACGTAATGACAGAGACCACAAAGGCACTTTTGGAGGGTACGCCAAAGTGGAGCGGTGCAAACCAGGCTATCGTTGATGAGAACGGCAAGATTTCGGGTGTACCGGTATTCTGTAGCTCATACGTGGCTGAGGGTTCGGTATTGTTCGGTTCATTCAAGTATGCCCCACAGGGCTTGTTTGGTGAAATGTCAATCATCATCGACCCTTATACACTCGCACGTAAGAACTCTATCGACTTCGTGCTCAATGCCGACTACGCTATTACCACATTGCGTGAAGAGGCGTTTGCCATGTTGTCTAAGGACCCAGCAGTGGCAGCAGGCACCAAGGGTTAAGTAAGTAATCACAATTTAAAGTTATAACGTTATGGCAGTAGTGAGTTTGGCACTTTTCAAAAAGCACGTAAGGGCTGATGATTTCGCCGATGATGACGAGTATCTGGAGCATCTATTAGATACAGCAGAAAGCGCAGTTATCACGGCGACCAATAGAACCAAAGAGGAATTGGCGCAGATGGGTAACGGAAATGATGTACCTACCCCCATAAAACACGCTATAATGATGTTGGGCGCACATTGGTACAATCAGCGTGAAAGTGTGAGTAGCGTGCAGATGCACGCCGTGCCTGATTCGCTACAAGCCTTAATTAAACCCTATCGGAAATTAGCGGAATGAGAGCAGGAGAAATGAAATATCGTTTGCAGTTGTTGAAGCCTACGGCGACAACTAACGACTACGGCGAGGAAGCGACAACCTACGAGCCTATACGTACCGTATGGGCAGAGAGGAAGAAGCAGAGCGGAAACCGTAGCGAGGAAGTGGGCGAACATTTCCCCGACTATCGAGCCGAATTTAATGTGAGGGACGCACACCCGGTTAAAGAAAATTGGAGGGTGCAGCAGTTGGGCGGCTATCTTTATACGGTGGTTGCCATCATCCCAAACATTGATAGGGGTATGAACACTTTAGTTTGTGAACGAGTAAACGAGTAGTCAGATTTTGCAATAGTCTGTTTTCTTAATGTATATGCAGCCAGAACGATGAAAGAAACCGTTACCGACATCAACAAGCCGTTTGCCGATGTTTACAAGGCACTCGACGTGAAAGACCAACGCAAGGCTATGCGGAGTGCCATGCGCAGGGAGGGCAACCGCCTGAAAAAGGCGGCAGTCTCCAATCTGGGACAAAGCGGCGTTGGCAGTGGCACAAAGCGCAGTCTTTCAAGCGGCATCTATGTGCGTACCTATCCCGATCGCTACGGCCTGGGCTTCATGGTAAGCGTTAAGCCACACGGTAGGCGCAAGGGCATCCACCTCAACCGCCAGAACATGGAAAAGCCTGTTTTGATGTGGGCAGAGGACGGAACACGCCAGAGACATGTAGGACGGCGTATTTCATCGTTTTTCGGTAAAAGCAGGTTCACGGGCAAGAAAATAAGGCAGTATCTACGAGGCGGTGGGAGCCGCGGCAAGATGAAGCGTTACGCTTTTCTCGCCAAGACAGAGCAGCAGACCGCCGACAGCGTGGAAACCAACCTTTTCAACAACTTGCAGAACAACGTGGAAAAGGCGGCAAGAAAGCAGGGACTTTTATAACATATAGCTATGGCACAGAAAAAGACATCATTAAGTGCGGGCAGCATTATTCGCGATATTCTTCTATCTAACGAGGAAGTGAAGCGGAGAACAAACAAGGTTTTCCCCATCGTGATAGACAATGCCCAACTACCTTATATATTATATCGCCGTGCGGCATTGGCACACAATCCCACTAAGCAGGGAATGCCGGGAGCCGACACCGTGACTATGGAGGTGGTTTGCTATACGGCAAAATATGCCGAGGGCGTGGAGCTTGCCGAGGCGGTGCGCCAGGCACTCGACTACGCAAGCGGAGAACGCGATGGCGTGAAGATGCGCAGTTGTACGCTTGCCGACAGTGAAGAGGGCTACGAGGATGATGCTTTTGTGCAGCAGCTTGTTTATCAAGTCAGAATTTAAGTAATTTAGAACCATCTAATTTTTATAGTTATGGAAGATACTGGATATATCAATGGTAGTGACCTTTTGCTTAAGGTTGGAGGCAAAGCGGTGGGACATTGCACAAGCCACACACTCACTTTCAACAGCGAGACAAAAGACCGTGCCGTCAAGCCTGTAGCTGATGCCGCCAAGAGCAGCGGACTTTGGAAGGGCAAGGGAGTGACTGGTTTGTCTATCTCTATCAGTGCCGAGGGTTTGCGCTTCTATGGCGAGACCGAGAACGGACACGAGCAGATTGCACCACTTTGGGGCAAGGGCGCAAGTGTGGAGGTTGAGGCATTCAAGCGAGGTGGTGACAAGACACCTTATGTAAAGGGTAACTTTGTTATCGCCTCATTGGAGGAGACAAGCCCGGCGCAGGACGATGCTACTTACAGCGTGTCTTTGGAGAACGACGGCGAGCCTGAGGCCTACCCGGGAAAGGATGCGACAGCGACGCAGACAACCGACACTGGCAAGGCAGTGAGCAAGTAACGCCCACATGAAACAAAGGCCATATTGTTTTTTAATATAAATGTTTGATTTGTTGAACTATTAGTTAATTGTTGATTTATGCCAAAGATTGAAATCATGATCAACGGCAAGGCATACCCCTGTAGGCAGACTATGGGGGCTATGCTTCGCTTTAAGAAAGAGACCGGCAAGGAGGTGACGGAGTTAGGCAACAGCCTATCGGATATGTGCGCCTATCTGTTTTGTTGCGTGGCGTCAGCCTGTAAGCACGATGGCGTAAAGTTCGATATGACGCTTATGGACTTTGCCGACAGCCTCACGCCCGAAGACCTCAACAAGTGGACGGACACCGTGAACGCCACGGCAGACCAGGCGCCCGAGGACACCGACACGGAGGGCGAAAAAAAAAGTTAGGCATCTTCGACATTCTGGGCATAGCCGTTGGCAACATCGGTTTGCCCTACAATGATTTTTGCGCCCTCACACCCGAGGAGTTCAGCCACATATACAAGGCATACAGCGAGGAGCGGACGGCGCAGTATCAAGACAGTTGGGAACGTATGCGTATGCTTGCGGCAATAACCATACAGCCGTATGCAAAGAAAGGGCTAACGCCCCACGGACTTCTACCCTTTCCATGGGAGAAGAAAAAGCCGGAGCATACGAAAGCAGCCCCGGCAGTATCTAAGGAAGATGCGTTAAAGCGTTTTGAGGAAGTGTTGGGAAAAGTGGGAAACGGCTAAAGTGCGCCGTAGTACCAAGGTGTATGCCCACCATCCTTATATGGTTTGCGTGAATCATATTGCCCATAAGCTACGAGCATGAACAGAATACTAACCAAAAAGGCAATGCAACCAAGGAACAGCAACGAAACGACAACAGCGGCGAAAGAGGCAATAGTGATGTTTCGCCAAAGTTTTCTTTCTTTGGTTTGCCTTTTTGCCGATATGTTTCTGTTTTGTCTCATACTTCTAATCCATTGGGTTACGCCACAAAGATACAAAAAATATTGATTACTTAGTTACTTATACGCTGAAAATATGGCAAAAGAAATAAAATTTAACGTTAAACTGGTTGTTGACGGCAAAGAGCAGTTGGTTACAGCTACTTCTACAGCGGAAGAGTTGCGCCGGGTGCTTGATTCTGCCAAGACGAGCAGCCAAAAACTAAATGCGGCTTTGGTTAATTTCAACCAGGCGGTAATGGCGGCTAATAACGTTACCAATGCCATTTCGCAGATTTCGGGAGCACTCAACGGCGTTACCGAGGAAAGCCGCAGTTTCAGCGCAGCCATGAACGCCGCTAACACGATGGCGGGAAAGAGCGGCGAGGACTTTGTCAGACTCAAAGGACAGGTAGCCGAGTTATCAAAAAGCATTCCGGTAGTACGTGACGAACTCGCTAACGGATTGTACCAGGTTATCAGCAATGGCGTGCCTGAAGACAACTGGATAGCCTTTTTGCAGAAATCGGCTAAGGCATCCGTCGGCGGTATCGCTGATCTGGGCGAGACTGTAAAGGTTACATCTACCATTATCATGAATTATGGTTTGTCGTGGGACAAGGCAGGCGATGTGCAGGATAAAATACAGCTCACGGCCAAGAATGGTGTAACATCGTTCGAGCAGCTTGCACAGGCCCTACCGAAAGTTACGAGCAATGCCGCCACTTTGGGTGTAAGCATTGACGAACTTATGGCGACCTTTGCAACGCTTACGGGCGTGAGCGGTAACACGGCAGAAGTTTCCACCCAGTTAGCCGCTATCTTTACCGCTTTGGTGAAGCCGTCGAGCGAGGCAAGCAAGATGGCACAGCAAATGGGCATCGAGTTTGATGCGGCAGCTATCAAGGCGGCAGGAGGTATGCGTAATTTCCTCACCGACTTAGATAAGAACGTTAAGGCATACGCCAGCAAGAGCGGTATGCTGGAGCAGGAAATCTACGGTAAGTTATTCGGCAGTGCCGAGAGCTTGAGAGCATTGGGACCACTCACCGGACAACTCGCGGCCAAGTTTAATGAAAACGTGGAAGCGATGAAAGGCAGTGCCGGAACTATAGACGATGCTTTTTCCATTATGAGCAGCAGCGGAGCGGCAAGTTTGCAGATACTCAAAAACAAGTTTGCAGAAGTTGGCGACGCTATAGCCTCAACGATGGGTGGCATTATGCCGGTACTCAACATTACGGCACAGATTGGCAATACCGTGATTGCCGTTTCTGCAATGGTTAGCGGTTTGAAGAATCTTGCAAAGATACAGGCTATTGTCAAGGTTCGCACAATGGCAATGAATGCCGCTTCGCTTGTATGGAACGCTACATCGGTGCGTATGAATGCTTTGGTACAAGTAATGACAGCTTCATTTCGCGGTGCGGCGGTGAGTGCTACAACGCTGAAACTTGCCATACAGGGTTTGTTAATATCTACAGGCGTTGGCGTGGCTATCGTTGCGCTTACTGAGGTTATAGCGGCATTTACCTCAAAGTCGGCAGATGCGCAGACCCAGGCAGAGGACACAGCCGAGAGCATGAAAGGCTTTGGCGATGCAGCCGACGACATAAAAACCGCCTACGACAGTGCGCTAAAGAACACATACGCCGACCTCATGGCGAAATATGAGAAACTGAAAGCAGGTTGGCGCGCATTATCCACAGAGCAGCAGAAAATGGCGTGGATAAAGGACAATCAAAGTGCTTTCAATGAATTGCGTCTGAAAATCGGTAACGTGGCGGAAGCCGAGAACATATTTAACCGCAAGACCGATGCCGTGGTGGAGGCATTCAAGCAAAGGGCATTGGCGGCAGCGTATGCGGCAAAACTCACGGCTTTGTATCAGCGTCAAATTGAGTTGCTTGATAAAAAGCAGAAAATCACCAAGACTATTGCCGATGATGCCAAGCAGGGAGGCAGACACGCCAAAGAGGGTGACATCGTACCCGAAAGTTGGCGTAGCGATCGTTACGGCAAGGTTGGCCGCGATGGGCAGTGGAGATTTACCAAGGTTGGAGCGGAGAGGTACAACGGTACGAATGTTTCCGGAAACACACAGATTAATAGTGTAGATAAGGAAATTGAATCCGTAAACCGACAGATTGGTGCCACACAAAAGCAGCTCACCACACGGCTGAACACAGCACGTAGTTTTATTACGCCCGGTACGCCGACTACCCCACACGCCAAGGATACCCCGAAGAAAACGACCATCAAGGACGACAAGAAAGATGAACCGAAAACCCACGTAGAGGAACTACAGGCGCAGTTGGCGGCGGCACAAAAGGAAATGGGCAACGCCATGACCGTAGATGCAAGGGTAAAAGCCGATGCAAAGGTAGCCGACATACAACGGCAGATAGACGAAGCTACAAAGGGTAAGGTATCTATCGGGGCAGAGACAGAACCAACATACATTGTGCAGGGAAGCGATGCCGACAAACGACAGAGTCGAACCAATGCACAACACAACATTGACCGGATAAAGCAGGACTTTGAAATAGGACTTATCGGCAAGGAAGATGCCGAAAGGCAGATAGCCGACATTAACAAACAGCTTGAAAAGTTGGGCGTTAAGCCGATAGAGGTACATTTCAAAACCTACATCGAGGAACTGCAAGAACAGTTGCACGACGCGCAGCAGGAGTTTGAGGAAGCCACCACAATAGATGCAAGGGTGAAAGCCGATGCCAAGATAGATGACATACAACGGCAGATAGACGAAGCTACAAAGGGTAAGGTATCTATCAAGGCAGAGACAGAACCGGCATACATCGTGCAGGGAAGTGCAGCCGACAAGAGACAGAGCCACAGCAACGCCCAGAATAAGGCAAGCCGCATACAAACCGACTACGAGATAGGAATCATTGGCAAGGACGAGGCACTGAAAGAGATTGAGGAGATAAACCGGCAACTCACAGAAATCGGATTGAAGCCTATAAAGATTGAACTTGACAGCAAGGGTTTTGACAAGGTGTTTGGCGACATCAAAAGCGGTTGGGGAAGCATCCAAGGTGTAGGCAACGGCATTCAGGGCATAAGTGATGCGCTGGAGGGCAACGGCGATGCCTGGCAGCAGGTGACGGGACTTATTAACGGCTTTATTTCCATTGCCGAGGGCATACAGGGTATTGTGGAATTGTTCGGTATGCTCACGGCGGCGACCTCAGCACACGCGGCGGCATCCACTACCGATGCAGCAGCAACGGCAGGAGAAGCGGCAGCAGCAACAGCCAATACAGCAGCCAAGAGCGGCGAGGCGGTAGCAAATGCCACGGCGAGCGGTGCAAAAATGCCATTTCCTTTGAACCTGGTAGCAATTGCGGCAGGTGTGGCGGCAGTTATTGCGGCACTCGCAGCAGTTTCGGGATTTGCCACTGGTGGTGTTATCGGCGGTACTTCTACATCGGGCGACAAGAAGTTTGCCCGAGTGAACAGCGGCGAGATGATACTAAACAAGTTTCAGCAAGCCCGATTGTTCGGCATGATCGACGGCAAGTTTCAGCCGCCTACCTTTACGGAGCGGAGGTTACAGCCAGTGACGATGCAGAACATAACAAACGACATTGAGCCGACAGCCACGGAGGTAAACATCAATATGAATGCCAACGCACGCAAGATACTTGACATGATTACAGATGTTAAGCGAGTGGCGAAGAAGAGCGGCAAGAACTATAATGTGTAACAAATAAAAATCAGTTAATATGTATATACACGGCAGTTTTCTAAGTCAGCAGAGCGATACGATAACGGTACACATCGTTACCGGGAATGATCGCACGCAGACTATTGAAATAGGTACAGAAAAGGCAGATGTATATTTTAGCGAGGATCCGGCAGAAATCGAGAATGAGGTAAACGACACTTTCGATGTGCTTTTGAGAAATTCGGCTAAAATAAGATTGCTTTGTGGCAACCTGATTAAAACCCTTTTTAGTACCTCATGCCGTGATGCAGTCGTAAACATCTATAAAAACGATACGTGTATCTTTGCCGGGTTCATTGAGCCACAAACTTTGTCACAGCCATATAACGACAGATGGGACGAACTGGAATTAAATTGCATTGATGCGCTTAGTGCTTTGCAGTATAGCAAATATAAGAATGTGGGCGCATTGGGCGTTATCTATGCTTTCGTCAAGGCAGAGGCAGCGCAGCGTAGTTTTTACGATATTGCCACCGAGATACTGAAAGGAGCTACCGAGGGACTGGATTTATTGGGCAACCAAAATATTAAGTTCTGGTATGATGGCAGCAAGGCAGTTGATGCACAGACCGCCAACCGCTATCAGGTATTCAAGCAGCTTTCTATATCTGATTTGTTGTTTATGGGCGATGATGAGAGCGACGTTTGGCAGCAAGACGAAGTGTTGGAGGAACTTTTGAAGTACCTTAACTTACATATTGTGCAGGACGGCTTTAACTTCTATATCTTTTCGTGGGAATCCGTCAAGGCGACACCCGATAAGATTATTTGGCATGACATCGTAGCCAACAGCACTAAGACAACGGCGCAGCGAGCCGTGACAATCGCTTTGGCTAACGTAGCCGATTGCGATACTACGATAAGCATAGGCGACGTATATAACCAACTTCTATTAACCGCCAAGGTGGAGAACATCGAAAGCGTGATAGAAAGCCCATTGGACGATGATTTGTTGGTTAGCCCCTACATTAATAAGCAAAAGTACCTCACCGAGTATTCAAGCGACGGAGAGGGAAAGACCGCCTATAATGCTTTTTATGCTATGACCCACAACCAAAAAACCACGTATGGCGCAGGTGCTATTACTGATTGGTACGTGCAGGTGATGCGTAACAAACAATGGACGTTCCCGATGAAAGGCAACACAGATATAGACATCGTGGACTATTTCGGCAGCGAGGGCACAAACCAACACGCTTTGCCTGATTGGTTAGGGCAAGCACCGGGGGCGGCTATTGTGGCTTTGGGAAGCGTCAAGATGAACACGGCCAATGATGATAATAGTCCGACATCTAAGGTGAACATGACTAACTATTTAGCAGTGTCGGTTAATGGCAATGGCATAGACAATGACGAAAATAAGACCTACCCGAGTGTGGCAGACATACAGAAAAATATACCGTATGCCGTCTATACTGGTAACAAGGCAGGGGGCGTTTTTTCGCCGTCAGACGATAAAACCACCAACTATATAGTATTGTCGGGTAAGGTTATCTTAAACCCGATAATGAGGCAGACCAACACGTACACCAAACTACATAACAAGGAGTGGCACGGCGGTTTACCTATGGGTTTAAAGGAAAACGAGATTTACGTATGGCATCAGACCGTACCGAGCCGTAACAATGGCGATGGCAGGTATTACACCCGGCAGTATTGGCAAGCCGAGACCCCGGACAAAGAAGTATCATGGCATGAGGGCGCAGATAGTGGCTTTTATCCATATACCGGGGAAGGCCCAGAGGAATACGAATTTAAGTACAGCGCAGTAGGCGACAGTACCGACACAATCAGTAAGGTAGCCGTATTAGCCTGTATGTTGGTTATCGGTGATAAATGCGTAGTGGAAACCGGAACCGAGGGGCAGACAACCGATTTTGTTTGGCAGAAATACAAGGAGCGGAGCGAGTGCCAAAGCGATGATGAATATTATCAGCAATGCTTTACAATTGGCTTTGACCCTAAGATAGGTGATAAGTTGGTGGGCACAGAGTTCAGCATCCAAAACAACATCGACTACAAGATGGGTATTGATGCGGAGGGTATAGCAATACCGATTACCAAAGGTGACAAGATAAGTGGGCAGGTTAGGTTTATGATATTAGGCCCTGTTAATGCTACATGGGACGTTATCACACGCCGCCACCCTACCTTTTTCAGGCATACAAAGTGGAGCAGCTCATCAGTACCGCTTTTAGCCCATGTTAGTAGCATCCTGATTAAGTCGTTTGAGGTTAAAGTTTATAGCGATAATGGACTAATCAGCAATGGCAATGATGATAACGATATTATCTATATGAGCGACACCAAAGAAACCTTTGTGAATAAAAAGGACGATTTGGAGTTTAAGATAAATTCGGCATTGACCGCCACGGAGTGCGCCCAGTTGGGAGTTAGCAATACGGTGAAGTTATCCACGCCGCTGAATATATCAACCGGGGACGGAGTGTTAGAGGTGTACGACCGAAACGGCAACGTTAAGGCAAAGCCCGAACAAATCTACGTGGATAGTTATTATACTGAATACCATAAGCCACGTATCGTGATGGAGCAGAAACTAAGGGACATTGATAATGTTGTTAGTCTGTTTAACCATTATCGCCACGAGGCTTTGGGCAAAGAATTTTTCGTGCAGGGCATCGGCAGAAACCTTATTGAGGGACGTGCCGACCTCACATTAAAGGAGATTGGCACATGATCGAAGTTAAGCAGATAGCGAAACCCAGGAACAGCGGCAGCGGTGGGGCATCCACCGGAGGCGGCAGCTATGGAAGTATTGACAAAATGACCGAGGAAGCCAAGCACGCAGCCAAAGCCGATATAGCGACACATGCAGAGCAAGCCGAGTATGCAAACCGTGCCGGATATGCGAGCCGTGCCGCCTATTCCGATTTAGCCGGAGACGTTGCAGAGGATAGCCCGATTAACGACCGCTTTTTATCGAAGATTACCGCCGACATAGCGCAAGGGCACATTACTTTTCAGCAGGGTTTAACGGCTATCGGTTTGGCAATATTCAAGGACGGCGCACACTTTGGCGAGTTCGTCAAATCCCTGTATGCAGGTAAGGGCGCAGGTATTGACGCACAAGGTAACGCCGAGGTGGAAAGCCTAAGAGTGCGCAGCTACTTTGAGTGTCTGGAATTGATAGTAAACCGATTGTCAGCAATCGAGGGCGACCAACTTCTAACAGAAGCGGACACAATCGAAAGCGTGGACGATTTGGGCAATGGTTGTTTTGGTTTGCACCTGAGAAGTAAATGGGACGGATATTTTACCGCCCAAGCCGAAAACAATGTACTTAAAGGTATTATCAATACTTTGGCGCAAGGTAGCGGAAAGTATTACACGGCATGGTTTAGAGTTAATAGCGTTAATACCGCTAACAACTACATAGAGGTGACGCAGTACCCGGACACCGAAGTACCGAGCGGCAAAAATTACCCACCGTGTGAAATGATGAAGATTGCACGATGGGGAAATCAAACGGACACGAAACGCCAAGATTGTTTGTACCTATCGAGTACAGAGGGGCGCATCGTTAAGCTAAAGGGAGTGACTAAGCCGATTTTGGATAACGCCAACTATGGTGCAGCTTTCGGCAGTTTGCCCGAATTTGTGTACGAGTTGTTGGACGCTAACGGCAACCCTTTGCCAATACGTGACGGTTTAGACTATATGTATATACCGGGTATCGTCACAATGGACGTTATCAGACTTAACAAATGGACTGGTAAGCCGTTGGTTACGTATGTGGATCGTGGGGCGTGGACGCAAAGCGGTAAGTACTATTGTGATGCCATCAACCCGGACACCGGAGAGTATGAGACATCAGACGTTTGGTTTAATGGCTGCAAGTACAGATGTTGCAAGAACCTCACAACGACCGCCCCGGCATGGAACAATACCGATTGGGCGATGATCGAGGGAAACCCAGACTTTGCCGTAGATTTCCAAGAGCCTGAAAGTATCTTAGACCCGGACAAAATAGACCTCACGCTAACCATCGTGGCAACTCTGTATAATATGAATATCACAGACGATATTTTGGACGCAGACGTAATGTGGACGAGATACAGCGAGGACGCAGAGGGCAACGAGAGAACGGCGAGCGACAACGTTTGGAGTTTGCGCCACGCCAATACCGGAAAGTCTTTGCACCTCACAGCCGAGGACATGGATTTTAACGGCTATATGCCTAAAGTTATACGCTTTACGGCTACCGTTACTTTACGTGACGGCATGGGCAATGAAGCAGCAACGGCGACAGTCAGTTACGAGTATTAATTAAAACATAGCGCAGTTATGAAGACAAAAAGATTTGATTTCAACTTTAAGCCACTGCAAATTAATGTTAGCATGGTGGTTGAGGGCGGCGTATCGGATAGTCAGAACTACGACGCAGACACCGACACATATACGCCCGATTACACCATAGACGCATCTAACTTAATAGTGCAGCCGAATATCGGCAGACTTGACAAAGACGAGGTTTTAACGCCGGGCTTGATTAATCAAGACCTCACTAACGTAGTCTGGTATGAGGTGAACAGAGGAGCAGCCGACACCGTGATAGATAGCACTAACCCAGACTTTGAGGTAATCAGCAAGGGCGCAAAGGCAGGACGTATTAGGATCAAGAAGAACGCCAAACCGCAGATACCTATGAATCTACGATTTGAAGCCGACTACAAAGACCCACGTACTAATCAGGTGTACCACATCATCAAGCCGCACCAAGTGCAATGCAAGAACGCTACAACATACACGCCGCTTCTGGTATTGGATGCAGCCGCCCAAACTATCTACAACCCATTGAGTGACCCGGACACTCAGACGGTACACGCATCATTGAGATTAGGCGTTAATGAGTGCCCAGAGAATAAGCGTTTGTTTGTGTGGGAGGTAATGAGAGAAGACGGAACATTTACCGCCGTAGGCAGCGACACAACGTTAGACTATGACGTAGCGATAGCAGAAGACGGAAACAGTTGTACCGTTAATCGTAGCCTCATGGGTACAGAGCTTTATTTACGATGCCGGGCAAAGTATAGCCCAGACGGAAACCCAAGCAGCGTAACACTATCGGACAACGCCCCTACTAAGTTAGTGGCATTTATCCGTAGAATCCCAAAATTTGAGTATGACATCGGCGACACACCAACCAACCTACCAAGCGGTTTGTTAGAGATTGCGCCAACGGCGAAGATTTGGAACACTAACGGCACGATCGACAATCCGGAAC